CAGCTTGGCGAACACCTGTACCTATTGATTTAATAAGCGCAGTTGTTCCTTGATTTCTTAGATTGGCAGCTTGCATCCCACCTTGCTTGCGGGATAATTCCGCTTGCAGCCTTATATCTTCCTTGGCATCTTCCAGCTGCATATTCGTAACGGCATTATTAAAATCAGCTGTGGCTATTTCAAAATCATGCTCCCTGGCATTTCTTGATAAAACCTGGAAAGTTGTTTCGGATGCTATGTCTATTCCCCCATAACCAGTATTTGCCCTGACCGTACCTTGAACCTGATCGAGTGCAATTTTTCGCCTGGTTTTAAAAATGCTATGGTTTGTATTAATAATGTCTTTTTGCTTATCGATAAGAATAGCATTACGCTCAATCATTTGAGCGTTAAATTCCCCGACTTCCTTTGCAGCAGCAGCAGCACTATCCGCTGATCGTTTTTGCTGCAAGCCACCTAATAAGGTTGCTCCCAGGGATAGAATTTGTAGGGCTTGTAACATTTTAAATATCGTTAGTTGTTAAGCGTGGGTAGATTGCCAAAATAGTTAATGGCAAGGCTTGGGATTGACGTAGATAAACTTTATCATTCTCATAATACGTACCAGTGAAAGCCACTTCCTTATCGCCAGTAAACAGCGGTACAGCTTCACTTGCAGCCATTGAACTATCACGAAAAGCAACGGTTTCCAGGCTAGAGCTATCCGTACCAATATCTAAGCCAACCGTATTTAAAAGACGTACTGTAACACCGTGAATTCTTTTTGGTTTTCCCTGTGATGTTCCATCAGCTGATCCGCTTTCTAATCGCAGTGTTTGCATACGGCTAACATAGCCTAACCCCATAACAGCCAAGGTACTTTCATAGCTTAAAGTCACATCACCATCGCTTACTGTTCTTACGGCATGGGCTGCACCATTGGCCGTAATAGAAATAATTTGCCCTTCCAAATGCCATAATCCTGTCATGGCTGTCGTTCGTGCTGTGGAATAGTCCACAGGCGTAGGCCAATCATCAACCCCAGGAAAGGTTAAAGCACTATCACAGAAAAACCCTTCTTCTGTCTTTGTGCCAAAATCAATAGATTTAAATCTTTCTACATATCTTTTTGTTAAACTATTAATGGTTCTTTTAACCACCATATAAACTTCATCTTCACCGCTATCACTTGGTAGGGTTGCAATGCTTTCAACAACGGCATTTGTTTGAGATACACATCTTAAATTATTATCATCTGATGATGTTACCGTAACCACCTGACCAATTGACGATTTAATTGTTACCGCTGCTGAACTTGCTGAAGCTGTAAAATCAGTATGGTTATTAATGGTTGTCGCTAAATTCGTAGCCGTTGTATTGCTATTACTAAGAACTGGAATAAAATGCAGCGTTGATGACGCTGAAGATGTACCAGTAGGATCGGCTGTAAAAGTTACACTAGAGCCATCCCCTTTTGTTAATGTGACTGTTTTACCCCCAAAAGAAGAAGTAACACTGCCCACAGTAACCGTTGTTGTTCCAACTACACCACCGATTAAATGCTTATGCCAAGCCACAACTTGTTCTTCGCGCCTGTATGTCATGCCAAGCAGCGTGCCATCGGCTCTTAAACACCACACAATGCTGTCAGGCTCTTGCTGGTACGCCATATCCGTAATGCCACCCCTGGTGATATGCTCCGCTAATATGGTCATGTCAGGGGCAGTATAGCCGTTCTCATCCACATCACCGACATAACGAAATTCACGGATTTTTCTTTTGTTTCTCTGAAGAAATAAAGTTACATCCGCAACTTGCACTGGCGGTATTGTTGATGATCCATAATTACTATATTTTCTAATCAGCGTTGTTGTCGGCGTTACTGGAGAATCACTGCTTGTAGATAGCACATATTCACCACCAGACGTTCCAATCACTAATACCCTTGTGGCCGAAAGCCATTCTATTTTATTAACCTGGTTACTCGCAATGGTGTACGCCAAAGCATCATCATCATCCGTACCTACAGTAAAATTTGTATATGCCCCATTCTTAGAGAAATAAATGGATTGCGGATTATTGTTTGTGGCAGCAAAAACCAATCGTTGTTCAAAAAACGTAACAACACTAGGATAATTATCTGAACTGGCATTAAGGCTGCTAGGTGGGCTTGTTAAACTAGGCGTGGCAAATGTCCAATTATTATTTGCCGATCTTGTTAATGTTCGGATCGCATATGAAGGATGCACCAAATACATGGTATCCGCTGATTGAGCAAACTTAACATCTGGCAAATGGGCGGATGTATAAGGCGTTGCTACTTCATAAATTTTATCAACGGTCTGTGTTTCACCAGCTGAAAAACTTCCTTCATTGGTCGTATTAATTGCCGTTCCATGTAGATCCGTCAGGGTAAATGTATTTGTAGTAACATTCGCTATTCTGAAATTTCTGTCTTTTAAATTAGGTAAATAAGTCGCAGCCATTCCATCAATATTTAAAAAGACCTCATCTCCATTACTTAGCGTATGATTATTACTGGTAAATACACCAGGATTGGCATTAGTCATGGCCGATAATGTTTTGGCCGAATCTGTCAGGATTTGCCTTCCAGCGCGGTACACACGCATAATCTGATTGCCAAATTCTAAAATGTACGTATCAGACGTTTTAAACTGAAATGGAATAAGCCTGGTGAAATTAGCACTGGCTTTGACTTCGCCTAAATATTGCGTTCCTGGTCTACGTGTAACACCGCCTTGAGGAAGAACCATGAAATTCGTTAATTCAGCGCAGCCTTGCCTGTATTTTTCAAGTTCTATACGCCCTTCAAGCTTGCTAGATAATTCTCCAGCTACGAAAGCCGATAAAGCTGGTGCAGCTTTTACCATCTATACTCTCGCCTCTAAGAAATCTGACGATTCAATTTTCTGATTTGATCCTTCAGTAGCATCGTCAAAACGTGCATTGCGCAGCTTTGTTTCATAATCTACTTTTGCGCGATCAGCCCGACCATTACTGCCAGTGATTGCGTAACACACTTCCGCTGCAATGGCAGCTGCCAACACTTCCACAAGGGAGGCATCATATTGTGTGGTATCGGTAATTTGACCAATATAAACTATTTTTGCTGTGGCCTCATTCGTTAAAAGCTTTTTGCTTTCAATCGAGAATAAACGAGTGCCATCAAGGTTATACATATTATCATACGGCCAGGTTAATGAACCGTTATTAAATTCCAAAACCTTTAAACACGCTGGATCTGTCGGTAAGATATATTGATAAGAATACCCAAAAGTCGGAGTAGAACTATCCTGGGATAAAGCTGCACGGCTGATTAAACAATTCCAAGGGTGCGATCTAAACACAGCATCCCTAATGCTATCAAAACGCAGATTGATTTCTTGTGCTTCTTTTACACTTTCGGTCATTGATGTAATTTTCTTTGCACCAATTGACACTAATGCGAAATTAGCAATGTCAACTTTACTTGCCATTTGAATACCCCATAAAAAAAGAAGGGGGGATTTCTCCCCCCAACCATTTAATCAATTGCGTAAAACATTCTTACGACAATTGTGCCTGTGCCAGCAGCACCGCCCATTGTGGCGGTAACTATCATGCCATCCCCATCAGCATTGATAACGCTATTGTTACCAAGAGCTAGGGTTGCAACGATGTCCACGATTTGCGCGGATGTACTTGCAGCAGCAGCTTTATAAGCAGCAGCGGAAGCACTTACATCCGTACCATCAGCATCTTTATGCGCCTTGTAGCCAACACTTAAAGTCGTGCTAGATCCAAGAGCATCATGCGCCAAAGTACCAGCTAAAATCCGCGCTTTATTCGGCAGCGTAAACAAGTCGATAACATCTCCACTTGCTAAAGAACTAGCCTCATATTCGCCAACTTTAACTCGCACTCTACCACTATCGGCAGATGCAGCATTCATCACAACAGGAACGGCTGTGGCATTGGTTATTTGTGTACTTTTTACAGTAGCCATTATGTCACCTCCTATTCGTTACATGCAACTTGAATGACTTTCACCTCTTCTAGCCTGACGGCATTGAAGGAAGCGCAATAGTACACCTGGGTTGCAAAAGATTTATCGGCTCGTTCTTCAATTCTTGCTTTAGGTTCTGCACCCATCGCAAGCTTCACGCCATCTTCAGCCCAGCCATAACATAGACGGCTTGTGCCATCATCTGTTAATCGCGTGGTTGTGATGAACTTGAAGCCGAGGAACGAATCCACCTGCCCTTGAGCTAGAGCTTTTACGGCTGCATAGTCGATTGATGTTACTTGAGTTACACCAAGTAAATCTTCGATTTGGTCAGGCGTACAAGCAAAGTAACGAGGAATTGACGGATCAACATCTTGAGCGTCAAGTTTTTTCTTCGTTTCTAAAAGCTTGGCCAAAGTCAGCCCTGCGCTACCATGTGCAATTTTACTTGCAGCTGGTAGGGCTACCGTTGTTCCACCCGATGCACCAGAATAGGCGTTGCCACCCATTGCTGCAATAATCACATCATCGATCTTACGGCCAATAGCATTTGCAGCAGCAGTGCTATATGGGCCTGTCGGATCAATTAGAGTTCTGATACGATCTTGTTGATCAATGAGATCTGAATACTCAAAATCTCGCATTGTGACCATTCTTCTTGACATTATGTTCACCCTGGTTCGTTAATCCAGGATCGCCTTTCGGCTGCTATATGTCACCATATAGATCAGACTATATCATCATCCACAAGGGATGCTCTGCGCTTCGGATCACTTGACCCTACGCCTTTCGGCTAGTCGTTGAACCTTCCTGTTTCCAGGCTTGGCTGCTGATTGTCTACTTGAGATTTCCCAGCAATTCACAGAGTTTTCAAATTATATTGCTATAATAGGCCACTACAAGTTAATGGGGTGTATCCATAATTGGTGTATCGGCATGTCTGCTTGTCCTCTCGACAGCAGCAGCAGAACCGATTTGCTCAAAAAATGCCTTCTCCCCAGTAACCGTTTCAACATCCACTGCATCGCGCAGCTTGCTTCCCATTTGTTGGGAAAGCATTTGAACATTGGCCGAAAACTGGTTTACAAAGGCAGTTGTTATCTGTGTTGACATAACACAAACTCCTTGTTCAGTTTCAATTTAAAGGTTTAATTTCGTCTGATTATCCCTAAAAAGAGGTCATCCTTGCAGTTAAGGCTTGCTGTTCCGCTGTCTTACAGCTTGCATTAAGGGCTGCTTTCGCAGTTATCCTTGAATTTGTGGTGTCATCAATTCCTGTAATTCCAATACACGATCTGTGACTATTTTATGTTTTGGATGCTTTTTATTAAAATGAGCTTCACTACCAAATAATTCGTGATATTCATTCTTTGCATCATCAGGTGTCATAATCGGCTCGTCAGGCTTTCCGATTAACTTATCCTCTTGCATTTGCTCTCCCAGGCCGACAAAGAAATTTATAATTTCTGGTACTTCTCCTAAAGTACGGCCATCTTGAAGCTTTAACTCTGTAAGCATACCAACGGCATTTAGCCTTTCCGCTGCCTGGTTGCCGACATCGATTTTTTGTTCATACGCTTCGCCCCACGTTTCTTTGAGCTTTCTAAGACCTTCTTGGGTTTGCGCTTTTCCTTGGCCAAGTAATTCACTTGTTTGTTTTTCCGACTGCTCAATAACCGATCTTGCAATATTTTCAGCTTGCTTTGGAGATAAACCATTGGCATGAGCAACTTCCCTAAAAAAATCCAGGCCAGATTGCTTAAAATTGTCAACGGCTTGAAAATCATACCCATCAGCCGTATCAGGCCGACCCATTTTTTTATAAATTTCATTCCATTCACCTTCAGTTGTGTGTTTTCCTGGAACGAGCATTTTGTCATGCCCCATGTGCTTTCGCTGGTGAACATAGCTTTTTGCTAAATCCCCAACATTCGTAAAGCTTTTTAATGAAGCTTCACTGCGTAGTTCTTCTGGTAGTGTATCGATAAATGTTGCTGGTGTTGCTGGTGCTTCACTTGGCGCAGCAACCTCTGCTTGAGATCCAGTATCCGTCTGGACTGCCTCTGTTTCACTCATGTGTATTTCCTTGAATTGGTGTTGCCTTTGGTTCGTTTTCAAGCATTTTCAAAATATTTAAAACAGCGTACCGCTGCCCTTCCTGGAAAGCACTTTCATGTGGATCACCCTTGACCTGGGAAGTACGGTAAAAATTATGGCACAGCTTCATGTGCTCCAGAATTACCTGGCCATCATCACTGGTAAAAACTCTCTTGTAATGAGAAGAAAGCTCTTGTGTGGTTTTTTCTTTTACGCGATTGCTCATGCAGCTGGTACATCCTCGGCATTACCACCAGCATCATTCATAACCTTTAATAAAGGCGCAGCTTTTTGTGCTTTTTCAGCTGCCATCATTTCCTGTTGCTGCTGTTGTTGTAAGGCTGCTTGTTCAGCCCTTTCTTGCCTCATGGCCTCAACTTCCTCATCAGAACGAACTATTTTCGCTGGTAAGCCAGCGTATTCCACAATGTAATCGGCCAATCCTTTTTCATCGATAAAGTCTTTAATTTGTGGGAAAGCCTCACTTAAACCGCCCACAATCTCCATACCGCGCATGGTCGATTGTAAATCCATTCCCTTTTGCGCTTTGGCCAATGGGCTAACATACTCAATATCAATGTTTTGACCCTGGAGCTTTTCTGGTGGAACACCAAATTCCTTC